TCCAAAAGGCTCTTGCTCGGACTAACTTCACAACAGAGAACGGCGTTGTGAACGTCCTTCGCCACGTCTATCGCCGCCTGTCTGCTGATGGTATCTACGTCCGTCTTGGCTTGCAGGGCTTCGATTGCCATGTCGAGTGCTTCCGGGAGCATACAGTGTTCTTCGCACCAACCCATCATCTGCGGATGCACACAGCCACGACACACTTCGTCTTTGTGCTTCATTAGTTTCTCAATAGCTTTCTCGTTGTTCATCATCATCCCACTCCATCTCGTCCATGCACTTCGGCTCACCGCCGACCAACTCAATGTTGATCGTTCCTCTCTGGCAGATACCGCCATGTTCCCATGTACACTCGATATTGTCGCAATAGACCGTCATATCCCCCATCCTTCCTTCCGCAAATCGTCTTGCAGCTTGCGGAACTCATCATCTGACTTTGCTGTTACCACCACTGGATTTATCGGTGGCTTTTGCGTAGTCTTCGTGTTGCTCTCGATCTCGGTGACGTATGCCTTTGTGATGTTTATTTCCGCTTCATCCTTGCGGATGATTACTGCGATGTCGCACTCATACTTTTGTGCCATCTTGCACAGTTCCTCAAGGTTGGCATAAGTCAGCTTGCCGTTTTCAATCATTTACTTTCCCCTTCCATACAGTGGCTTCATTTTTTCCACAAGATGCAACGCAATCATCATGATTCCGTCTATCCTGGCTTTGCCTTCCGTTGCAAACTGATAACTCTGCAATGCATCACAGCCCGAACAGCTTCCGTAGTAATTGTGTGTCACAATATAGTCATACGCATCTGGCTGATACACATTCTTTGGAATTAGGAATATGAGCGTTCCCTGATAATCCCCATCGTTCACAATGGTCATCTTCTCGATGTCATACTTCTCCCACTCACGTTCTATGCTCGGATTGATAACTCGCTCAAAGATCGCTTTTACAATGTCAGCATATTCGATGTCTTCTATGTCCACATCGTATTCAAGCCACAGCCGAAGCTGATAGTTGTTCTTCTCCCATGCCTCTATAAAACTCTTAATCACTTTCTACCACCCCCTCTCCGAAGTAAATAGTCACGAAGCACATCCATTATCATGGACGCTTTCTTCTGGTAGCCGAACCCCTCTTCCTGGTAAAGTTCGAGCATGGTTTCAAAGCACTCCAGCTTCTCTTCTTCCATCTTCTCCCGGTAGCAATCGTCCGCTCTCATATCACACATCCTTTCTGACGAGGTAGCACTTGCCTTTGCTGGCAACCGCCCTGACCGTGTCGCTGCGATGCAGATTCTTGGTTGCATTGGCAAGTGTAGTTGTCACCGAGTAGACGCTTTTGTACTCGTCCTCTTCCCACTGCACCTCTGCCGCTTCCATGCCGCTGTCGATGAAATCAAGGATGACTTTCTGTGCTTTGCCCCACTTGTACGTTGAGGGGATGTCCTTCTTTTCTGCTTTGATTAACTTCATTGGTGTTCTCTCCTTACTTCCTTGAATCCAGGTATTCCTTCCGCAGTTCATACACAAGTTGACATATTCTGTCTGCCACATCATTGATGAACTCACTATCCTTCGTGTTCACGTCTCTTGTGTATTTGCTGCCACATATCATCGTGCATATCGGTCTAATCAGTTCCCACAATCTCGCTGTCCGTGGACCATCTCCTATAACCTCATTCATTTTCGAGTACGTTATACACCCCTTTTCATCCTTGAACTAACGGTCAAGCGTTGGCTGCATGATTCTCGTTCTTGCCTGTGGTGAAACTTTTGCTTCTCCGATAGCTTCTCTGACTGTCTTCTCTATAAACTCTTTTAGTTCCTGATCTGTCATTGGTGTTCTCCTTTGCTTTTACCTTATCCACCATTTGAATATTTCTTCGTTTGTGGTGTTTACATCCCATTTCTTTTCTTTTCCATAACCCACCATTCGACCACCTCTTCTCCTGTCTTGCCACCCTGCCACGGAGCGTTCTTTTCTATCTTCCCATTGACAATCTTTGGTTGGTTGGTTGGTTGGTTGGTTGGTTGGTTGCAACCTTCGTGCCAGTTCTATCCCTGTCAAGAACGTGTCTGTCTATATGAGCCGGGGTAAATTGTCCTTGCTCATACGACTCCATCAACTCTTCACCGCTCTTGCGATAGTTTTCGTATGCGACTTTGTTTCTTTCCTCGATCATCCTGTCAAATGCCCTGATATACGCTTGTTTGTATTTTGGGTATCGCTCAAACTCACGAAGTCGCTGCTGAACGCTGCCCATCGGACATCCTATACATCCGAGCCTGTGGTATCCCTGGTCATACAGGCAGCAATACGGAACATTGTATTTGTAGATGAACTCCCATACGTCATCGGTAGTCCAATCAATGATGGGGTTTAAGTGTCTTCTCGCCCACTTCATGCACTGATGAATCATTTCCTGTGATGGATTGTCAGGGTCATAATTCTCCATGCGATGTGACTTCTTCTTGGCGAACTCAACACCACCACGCTTGGAACGTTTTGTTGATTCTTGCCACCGAACTCCTGTGACTACAAACCTACCCTCGCCACGGCTTTCCTTTAGCTCCGAACAGCAATATCTGACGATTCTTGTCGGTGGCATTTTCTTCTCTGGAATCAGATTCCACATGGTTATCTGCTTCCCGGCAAGTCTTGGGTTTTTATAGTCTTCAGGATATTTCGGTATATCGATAATGACTTCAGGATGCTCATGTTTGATGAACTGCACCAATTCAGGTGGATCTACGGATGTCAGTGTGTAGTGTGCGTCAAATTTCACCCCAGCCATCTTTACCAGTTCGAGAATGACCGATGAATCCTTACCGCCACTGAACGCAACGTAGTATCCCTCTGGCGGCTCAAAAGTCCGTATCCTTTCGATTGCTACATCAACCTTGTCTTGACCATATATGTTTAGCTGTCCGAGTGTTCCGTGAACGGTTCGTTCGTTCATTCGTTCGTTCGTTCGTTCGTTCGTTCGTTCGTTCGCAACTTCTGTGCCAGTTTTACTCATGTTTTGTTCTCCTTGTCAGTAATAGATTGGGTACATTCCGACACCACCATTCGGCTTTGGAATATACATGAAGTGTAATTCAGGCTGATTCTCTGAATCCTGTCCTGTGTCTTCCCACGCTTCTTCGCATCCCGACAGTATGAGCATTGTCAGAAGCAGAAGTATTACTATCAGTCGTTTCATACCTTCTCCCTCTCCTCTTCCGCTCTCCGTGAAGTGGTTGTCTCCATCGCACTGATTTGCACCGTATCCATTTTGCCGCTTCCACTGTGGCTGCATATATCAATCACTTCGTACAACTTACCGCCCACGCTGACAATTGATCCTATTGTCCAGCCCATCCTGATGTCTGCTCTCTGCTCAATGCTTTTGATCGCATCGAGAATTTCTTCGGTGCGGTCTTTTGGCTTTAGCTTGAGATAATCGACCATTAGGCTTGAAGCGTTTACCATCATGTTGCAACCGCTATTGATCTCGTCTTTTATTTCTTCCATCTTGCGTATATCCGCTGACCGCAGATGCCACTCAAGGATAGTTGATACGCATAGACCAAGGAGAACTATTATCGTTGCTACGATGTATGCACTCATTCCTTCACCACCTTTGCTTTAGTCGGCTTCAGGCACTTCGCAAACCACTCTGGCATCTTTCCACTCGCTGTGTATCTGAATCCGTATGGTGTATCATCCTCTGCGTTTCCGTTATGCTCGATGTCTGTACATCCTATCGCCTCTAAAAATGCCACCATTTGATACAGGAATATGTATGTGCTGTCACAGCGGACGGTCAGAATCAGCCTGTCACCGTGAACTATTGCGTTGTGTTCCTTGAGAAACTGGTTGATTTCAACTCCGTTCATCCAACCACCACCCTTGCATCTACTAAAACGACCATAGTCCCATTACCCCATTTTTCAGTTTCTCCTGTTGACAGATTCACAACTTTTATGCAGTGGTCAACAACCTCATCTGTAACCATGTAGTATTCACCATCACAAGAGAAGCAGTCTCCGAACTTCACTTCCCCTAATCTGAAAAGTTTATATCCGTCTTTTACTTCAATTTTCACTCGATCACCGCCTTTACGTCTATCAGTTTGACTATTATGGTTGGTGGCAACATGATAACGTTTCCGCTTCCGATGTCAACGACACGAACTTCAGCATCAAGATTCCATTCATCTGTCTTCATCAGTATGCCCTTGCCATACTCAAAGCACTTACCAGCTTCGAGTTCTTCGAGTATGCAGTATTCCGACTTTCTGTTGTCTTCAATCTTCATTCGATCACCACCCTTGCATCGATGCGTCTCACTTTGACATATAGTTGAGTTAGTATCTTGCAAACTTCTCCATTAGAAACTTTCACGGCATATTTATCGAACTCACCATCATTTATTGCCTTGATGTACACTTCACCATTGTATTCAAACGCTTCTCCTGGACGCAGTTCTGTAAAATAGGCATTATCCCTGTTGTCCTCAACCTTCATCAACTTCTCCTTCCTCATGCACAGGAACCACGATGGTCTTCTCGCAGTCATGACCCATAGACGATGCAAAGACCGCTCCGCACTTCTCGCACTCTTCCACATCGACAGAGAAGTCATCCTCGTCCTGATGCTGAATAATGTACCTTGCCAAGCCCTTATCCATCTTGACTGTCTTCATGCTCACTCTCCTTCCTGTGGCACTTGCCCCAAACTTCATCAAAGCATTCCGGGTGCAAGTCCACTTTTTTCATTGATGACCTCTTCTCCTGAAGCGTATTCACGGTCATTTCGATCCACAGACCGTTGATTCGCTTACCGCAGTATGCACAAGTTCGCTCTCTCATGTCTTCTCCTTACAGGAACACCTTAAAAGTTTCCGTTCCTTTGATTTCCCACTCGTTTGGTGTTTTGCCGTAGGTGATTTGGCACTCACAATCCTCTCCTGAAAACGGACAGAGTACACACCCACGTTCATAATTATCGATGCAACACTGCTTTATGGTCATCGCAGCTTCGAGTAGTTTGTTCTTATCCATTCGTTTTCTCCCTTTTCAAATTTCGCCCGATTCTGACCATGTTTCTCTGCCAGTCGAGTAATTTATCGACTACGGCATAAAAGCCTTCATATCAGCAGTGTATCGCCCAGAAACGCTATCTGTGTATGTCACTTTAACCTCTTACTCTTCCTGACCTTTTCATGTCGCTTGACATCGTAGTCGGTCAGGTTCACCAACTTCAGCCTTTCACGCTTCTCGATTTCTCTGATGCGAGTAAGTTCTTCCTTCTCCTTCTTGTACTCTTTACATTCAGCGTGGCATCCGAGGTAACGTTTCTCACACTTGTAGCAACAGTTAATCTTCGACAAAGCACATTCACTTCCTTTCGGTTGTGCTTTTTCCTTGCAGTAACTTATTCTTCGAGCATCGGCTTGTTCTCGTTGAACAGTTCCTTTGCTTTATCCTTGAACCCCTGGGGGAGCATCAGTTCCTCTCTGGATCTGGCTGTCTTCTGCTCATAGATCATGCGGAAGTTCGCTCTGATTGCCATAAGCTGCTCTGTCTCCGAGGAACATATCTGTCTCCACCCAAGTCTCTTGACCACCTCTCTGGTCATCGGTGACATGGATTCGAGTGCCCCTTTTTCATCTACATATCCGTATCTTCGGATCGCTCTTTGCACTTCTTCCCATCCGTCTGACCAGTCGGTCTTGTCTGCCTGTATGTCCACCACCCTTTCTCGCAGTTCGGAGATGGTCGGTGTCCACTTGCTCGTCATCATGTGCATCTGCACCGCAGCCACAGCCACTTCGTATGGAATGTCCTTAAGGCACTCATACCACATTTCCATTGACACGCTGTCCTTGAGGAAGTCCTTGTCTCTGTATGCCCCACGAATGGCGATGACTAACTTACCAAAATCCTGTTTGTCCATTAGTATCCCCTCTCATAAAGTCTTCGAGTGCGTCATGGTCATCCTCTTTCGGAACGTCAAGCTGATTCAGATAGGATTCAAACTTCGTGCCGAACAAGGTTTGTGGTCGAAGATACTTTTCCAAGTCTGTTCCTTTCCATTCCCTTGCTTTCTTCCAGATGACCGTCTTGAAGTCGCTTACATCGAAACCGTCAGCAAGTCTGGCATGAACCAATGTCTTGATGTAGCCTGATGTCGGCTTATAGTTCGTTCCGATGGTTTCATTGAGGTAGGCGATGATTTCTCTGACGGATGCCATGAACTCGGCATCTTCTTTAGTATCAGTATCAGTAACAGAAACAGTATCAGTAGAATAAACAGTAAACTGTGTATCCATACCGTACCCATACGGTATCTGTACCGTATCATCGCCATCTGAAACAGCCTTTACAAACCGCTTAAATTCAACGTCCTTGATCTTTGCGATGTCACGGTTGAGTGACTTTTGCAGTTTCGGTGATTTTGTCCAGTTGAATTTCCACCAGTTAATCAGCAGAACCTCTTTTGTTTCTCTTGAGTAGCGGATTACGTTGTGAATATCCTGGAAGCGGTTAATCAAATTCATCACGACATCTCTCGAATATCCAGTTTCGTCTGACGCTTGCTTTATGCTCAACTCATAGCATCCAGCGAGATTGGTGTGGGGGTTCGTTAGCAGATAGAGATAGAAATATCTGTCCTCTGGTGTAAAATCGTCCACCACTTTGCTGTCAGTCCAGAATGTCATTTGAATGTTCCTATAAATCGCCATTCCGTTCTTCTCTCGCTTTCCGTCTGTTGTAACAAATGCCGCCGATCTTCAGAAATGCCCATGTTGCGGATTCTTTTGTTCCCCGAAAATATTGAGTTATTGAAATGTCAATCGCATCAAGAAGCTCATTGATTCCGAATTGCCTTATATAACTCAACACCTGACCCTTCCCGGTATCTGTGAGGGAATAGCCGACTTGCGATAGCCAATAATCGCAGACATAATCAACCTCTTCTTGCATGAGTTCTGACAACTCGGTTCTCCACTCCATCAACATTTTCAGTTGCTCACGCTTCTCCGCAAGGATCTGCAATTCCTCTTGCTGCTTCTTGAGTTCCTGGTTGGTATCCAACCTGGTCTTGCCTTTACCACGGTTACAGTCTCTACAGGAAGTGATTAGATTGAGCATCCCATTCGTACCACCCTCTGCAACTGGTTTGATGTGGTCTACTTCGAGGATTACGTCAGGAGCCATCCTTCCGCAATATTGGCAAGTGAACCTATCCCTCTTAAACACCTCGAATCTTGTTTTCTTTGAGATTGCTTTTCGTTTTCTCTCTGCTATGACCGATCACCACCTTTTTCATACTCGTTAAGGGATTCGTACAGTTCTTTGATGATTGAATCACAATCATTTTCGCTGTCTGCGTAGGCGATCTGCCCGGCTGTGGTAATAAGCCTGTCTGCGACTTCCTGGTCAAATGCGTCATACCATACTCTGCGGAACGTCTTGATTACTGCGGTCAGTTCCTCAAGGTCATCCACTGGTGAACCGTTTGACATGAACTGAACGCTTGTACCACCACGCTTCCTTTCCGTCTTTATCATTTCTCCATCTCCTTTAATGCTTTCTCGACCTTGCGAACCCACCCCTTGACTTCCTTGTGGGTCTTGGCTAACAGTTCCGTCAGGTCTTTGATCTCGCCTGTCAGTTCCGTCTTCCTGACATGGTTTCTGATGTAGCTGTCTACTGCATCCTCGATTTCCGGGTGGTAGCCTGACACACGCTGATATATCGTGTTCCCTTTCTTGTCCTTCTTCCTTGTCTTCGTAGCGATCCAGTAACACAGCCCATCGCTGATGAGGTACTTATCACCGTTCAAGTGAATGACAAGGTTGCTCTTGCTACTCTTTTTCTCTTCCATGTTTTTTGTGTATCTCCTCTTCTATCTGGTGCATGATGCGGATTCCGTCCATGTCGGTGTAGTCAGTGAATGTCTCGGTGGCGAAGAACGCTCGGCAGCTTTCGATGTGGTCAAAGGCTTCCTGACCCTCGACAGCATCGTGGAAGTATGCCCCAAACCGCTTCTTCGCTCGTTCGCTGACCGATTTCATGTAGGTAAGCACCTTTTGGTTTCTCCGCTTCCTCGCCCTGTAGCACTTGCCATAAGTCCAGTTCCGTATTCTTTCGTATTCCTTTTTCCGCTTGATACACAGTTCGTACCACGGCTTGTTCAGCAGAACCTTTTCGTAGGCGATGCGGTAGTCATTAACGCACTGTATGGCTACGGCGAAAGCGAAGTTCTTAAAATGCACATCTTCTCCGTTCAACTGCGGCTGTCTTTCCTTGTCTTCCTTATACAGAGGACACTCCCTGACCGAGTATGAACCGCCAAGCGTCTTCGACTTCTCTGCGACCCATCCACGGACAGGGATTAAGTCTTTCGCCCAAGAACATTCGACCTTGCCGTTTGGAACGGCTCTCATACAAGTCCAGCAGATGGTATCAGATGGTTTACCTTGTTCTCTCTTCATTCATGTTCCTTTCGCCTTTTTGTTATGGGAAGGCTAACCCTTACTTAAAAGGGATGTCGCTGTCATCGATTTTCTGGAATCCCTCGGACATCATCACATTTTCGGCCTTCTCTGGCAGAGCCTTGTCCTTTGGCACGAAGAAGTCACCTTCTCTGATGGAATCGACATTCCTATATGCCCACGGAACCGCTCTCCAATATCTCTCGTTGTTGTATTCCTGTTCCTGGTTCTGATAGATCACTCCGACCATCGCACCCTCAAGTGCCTTGACGTTGAAGAGGTTACCGTTCCAGATGACCGTTCCGCTGTCCTCTACTGCGGTGCAGAACCCCTTGAACTGTCTGCTCGTCTTGTTGCGGTCTTCGTAGTCTGTCGTGCCGATCCATGCCTGACCCTCAAACGGATACTTGACTTCCTTGAACTTGTCCTTGGCATTTTCCTTTCTGCTCTTCCACAGCCCCATGAAGTAGCCCTGATACTCGCCATCTACGATGTCGAAGGCAATATGCACCATCGGATCTCCAATCTTGTTGGTCATGATTTCTGCCTTGAAGATTTTCACAACATAGCCGCCCTTGGGGAGCGACTTGAAACCGCCCTCGCCGAAGTTCGTAGTCTCGTTGTAGTCAGCTTTCTTGGTGATTTCCATTATTTCTTGTTCTCCTTTTCTTTCTTATTCATTCCGTAGTATTCTCTGATTGTGCTGTCGACCAACTTGAGGTCATTGTCGATTTCCTCTGCATCGAATAAGCCGATGGGAGTTTTTGTCACATCACTTCCTGTGGTCTTCGTCCTGAAGATGTGCTTCCCATTCTCCGTCATGCACCGAAGGACGATGGTGAACATTCCCTCAAGGCAAACCTTTTCATCGAGCAATTTACCAATGGTCTTCGGCTTAATGTCTCCGAAATCGTTCTTGTCTTCGTGCATCATGAAGTAGACGATCTTGTCTTCTGGCAACTTGGTTACGACCGATGTAACAAGGCTCCAGAAGTTGTCTGCCATGTCGTTGTAGAGGTCGAAGACGCTACTTCCACCGCCCTTTGCCGAATGACCCTTCATGAACATATTGGTGATGAGATACCCGGCATCATCGATAACGATGGCTGTCTTTGGTGTCTTCACCATAGCTGCGTAGACGTTCTTGTATTCGTCAGTAACGAATGTCGAATCGAATTTCTTCGGGAACGGCAACGGCTTGCCAATGACGTTGATGAGATACAGTTCGTCTTCCTTGAAGTTGCGGAGACTGGTTGATTTGCCGCTCCCCGACTTGCCAATTATTAATACTGGTACTCCGATAAGTCATCACTCCTCTCTATCTCTTAACTGCAACACGTTCTCTGTGTTAACTCCACGCTCCTCTAACTCCTCTTTCAGCGACCGAACCAAATCACTGTTCATAGCCACACCGATCAGTTCCTCTTCCGTCATGGAAGTGACCTCTTTCGTAGCATTTACCGCATTGTTCTTACTGAAGCTGAACTGTGCATCATCGATTGATTCAAGCAGAATACGCAGAATCATCGATGGCTTTCTCTTGAACAGCCGAATCAGGTTGATGATATGTGCGGTTTCCATGTCGCAGATTTTGTGGGTTTCGCTTTTCGTTTCCCAAAACTCCGTGTTGTCGAACCTCGTTTTTATCATGCTCCCACGCTCTCCTTTCTCACTTCAGTTGTAAGTTCTGTCTCTCCTCAAGGAAACATCCCGGCACTTCCGTACCGCCTTTGAGCAGCTTCTTGATTTCCGCTTTCAGTGGCTTACGCTCCGTCTTGTACAGACAGTATTCATCTGGCACAAGGCTCTCGTCAGGAATGACCACCCCTGTGGATTTCTTCCACCCGAACTTGACTTTGGCTGTTTCAAACTTCTCGCCGTTCAGAACCAGACCAGCGTATGCCATCAGGCGGTCAACTTCCTTAAGACAGGAATCTCTCCACTTCTTCTGCGTCTTCATCTCTGCGTCATGAGCCTCGGCTTCTGCCATCTTCGCCTTGATGAGACAGCCGAGATTCTCCAGCTTCGTATCTCTCGCCATTTCGAGTTCTTCAAGATGTGCCATGACTTCCTCGTTGATCTCGCCAGTCTCCTCGTCTATCAACTGGTCTGCCAGTCTTTCGATGTTTACATCGATACTAAATAAATTCATGCTCCCATGCTCCTTTCTATAAAACAGTCAGTGGATGCCCATCGAAGTCATCTGTGGTTTCTGTCTTGCTAATGCTCCCGAAGTCCTTCGGCTTATCGATGCCCTTGACTTCTCTGAAGATCCTGATGGTGTCCTTCGCATCCTGTATCCTCGACTTGAGCAGACCGTACTTGTATGCGTAGCTTGCGTCCTCTATGTCAATATGCACCGTCAGGTCATATTCGAGGTCTTTACACAGTCTGTTGAAATCTTCGACTGTTATGGTTTTCTTGTTCGTCATCGTCTTCTTCCCTTCCGACCATATCAAGGTCTATCTCCGTCATGCTCCCTTCTGGTCTGGGAGCATCTGTCGGCTCTAACATCACTTCATCGAGTTCATCCCATATCGGGTTCTTCCAAATCATGCTCCCACCCCCAATGTGTAGACTGCGTGTCTTCCGCTGTTGTGGAGATTGTCTGCCATAACGGTTTCGATTGGCACTCCGTATCTGCGAAGATCGCTTATCCGTGAGGCGAGGCGGTAGATGTCGTAATCTCTTGCCACACCTCTCTGGGTGAGTTCTTCACCACGGAGCAGAAGTTCCAGAATCAATGTGTTCTGCGAATCTCCTTGCAATCTCTTGAAGACTGTGTTATACTTATCAGTGACTTCATTGGTGCGTTCTTCCTCGAACGTGCCTTTTTTCATTCCCTTCTCCTTTCCGTATCGGAATCGACCATCTTCCTTGCGAAAGCATCAAGGTCTTCCTTGAGGATTCTCCACCGATTGCCACGCTTGGCTGCCGGGAGTTCTCCGCTGTTCAGAGCCTTGGCTAACTCCGATGCTGATATACCGATGTACTCTCTCGCTTCTCTTCCTGACAGGAATAACTTCTCCATATCTCTCCTTTCTGTAGCGTCCTCTACGGAGCGGTCAGCGTGACATATTTGAAAGTGAAAGGAGTGACAAAGTTACCAAGAAGTGATGTTGTGACCGCTCCACACAGGACGCTACTATTCAGTTGTGCTATAGTTACCTACATTTCGATATGCTTGCTACAACGTCTTCGTCAAACTTCGGGAAATTGCATAATTGATACTTTGAAAACCACAGCGGGCTGTTGTATCCATATTGCTCGTTATCTGAATGAAATGCGTTTATCCAAAACCTCTCTCTTTCCGTATAACTATTCCCATGTGCTGGAAACGTTTCGATAAGGTAGGCGGTAAAGTTAAAACCATTATCATCGCAATCCTTTTGCATAGAGGCATTTTGGTGATCTCCTCTTTTGAGAGCATTGAAGTGCTGTTTGATTCTTTTCGGATTTGCGGACGAGCCAATGTATATGCGTTTTGTGACGTTGTGTTGAATTGCATATACAAACCTATAGTCCATAACGGTTCTCCATTTCTATGTGCTATTCAAGAAAATATGTTATTGGCACATCGAAGTAGTCAGCTATCTTCTGAATCTTGTCAATCTTCGGTGTATACTCTTTATGCTTCCATGCGGAAAGCGTTGACTTCAGGATGCCTGTTGCCCTCGCTACATCGGCTGCTTTGACATTTCGTTCAGCCAACAGTGCCTCAAATTTTTCGTACAATGCTTCACCCCCTCTCTTTGTTGATTGCCACTACTCCGCAGTCCACAAGATGTAGTGGCTTGACGTTTAGTTCAGGGAACTGATATAATATTGTTACCACACAACACGATTCGTTCTCTTAGCTTAACGCAGTTTTATCATAGCACAGTTATCAGAACGTGTCAACAACTTTTAGTTCAATTCCCTAAACTATTTTTGAGGACACGATCATGTATGAGAAATTAGAACGGCTACTAAAAGATAGAGGCATATCCGCATATAAGATGTGCAAAGACACAGGCATATCACGGAGCCTTGTGAGCCAGTGGAAGAGTGGTGCGTTCAGCCCGAAGCACGACAAGCTGAAGATCCTGTCGGAATACTTCGATGTACCGATGTCGTATTTCTACGATGACGAGCAAGTCTATGAGGTAGCTGCCGGGCAAGGCAGAATCAATGACGGAGCAGAACGGTTCGAGCCTATCAATGGTCGCATAGCCAAGGTGGTCGGTGATTCCATGCTCCCCACGCTACGGAACGGTGACTACGTCAACATCGTGGAAACGACAGATGTATCTCCGTCCGACTACGCTGTTGTCAGGATCAACGGCGATGAACTGACGATAAAGCACGTTGAGATAACCAAGGAAGGTATGTGGGTCAGGGCAGAAAACAAGGATGTATATGAAGATAGGTTTTATTCCATATCAGACATCGTGCTTCTGCCAGTCCAGGTTGTCGGCAAGGCTACCCAAATCATACAGAGGAAACTGTGATGGCAAGACCAAGGAAGACGAACACGACCATCAATGGGAAGGACTACTACCGCATCCGCAGAACCATTGATGGAAAGCAAAAGGTCTTTTACGGAACGTCCAAATCCGATGCGGAGCGAAAATACAGGGAGTACATTGAGGACAGAGATAGCTGTACAAGGCTATCCGTGGCTCATACAACCACATTTGGTGCATTAGCCGAGGAATATGTCAATGAGGTGTTAAAACCCTCTGATAAATACGCTAAAGGAACTATCGACAGATATGTTTCTTCCTACAGGAACTATGTCAAGGATTCCGTCCTGTCTCCAATGAGAATGGTTGACGTAACGGCTATGGATATTCAGAGGTTCTACAACAGCCTCGACATATCCGCACAGGCAATAAAAGCGATCAACAAATTCATGAGAGGCTTCTGTAAGTGGTGCGTCCTGATGGAATACTCCAAGGACTTTCTGTCAGCGGTTTCCATTCCGAAGAAGCCAGACAACAAACGTCATGATGGCATCATTGTCTGGTCTGACGATGAAATCCACGCTATACTCGATGCCATGAATACCCCTACAAGGCTCTCCGAGCGTCATAGACTGTCTTTTTTCGTCTATGTGTTACTTTATACAGGGGCAAGGATTTCCGAGGCTATATCACTCCGATATTCCGACTTTTGTGATGATGGTGTCCACATAGAAAGACAGTTCTACCGTGGAGAAGAAAAACCACCGAAGTATAATTCGGCAAGAGTGATTCCGATGCACAAAGACCTCGCTGTTCAATTCGCAAAACACAAGGAATGGCATGAGTGGGATTCATCTGCTCACAAGTATAAGATGAATGGATTTGTCTTCACCACTTCCGAGGGGAACCGTTACGACCCGGCGAATGTTCGCACCGCATTAAAAAGGTTCTACAACCGTATTGGTGTAGAACCGAAAAATGTCCATGCGTACCGAAGCACGTTTTGTACGCAGTTATGCAGATGTGGTGTTCCCCTTGAGGTAGCGTCCTCGCTCATGGGTCACAAAAGCATGGAAGTCACTGGCAAATTCTATGCGTTCATCCATCAGGAAACGAAAGAAGATGCCATAATGAAACTCCATTATTGAAAACGTATGGGATAAAAAGTGGTTAAAACCTCTGGGAACGTTGAAATTACTACGCTCAACGCAATCTGGAGGTCAGGGGTTCGATCCCCCTATGCTCCACAGTGATGGCGAGGTACAGAGCCTTGAAGCATTGAAACTTCAACGTTCTTCCTCGCCATTAGTGTTTCTTGGTGTTTCTAACCGTTTCTCGACTTAACCCATAATTTTTCGACCCAATGGGATAAGTAGGGGTTAAATCCTACTGTGGTTTCACAGGCTTCTCCAGAATTAGCTGGTGCATCCTGTCCCCTGTGCCGTTCAGACCTAATGAATGGTAGGCTTTGTATAAGTAGTTGTGATTGTCGAGGTCTTCTTCCGTGATAACGTCCTTGACCATCAGCTTCCTCGCATCATTGAAGTAAGCGTTGTGAGCCAAGGCTTCCATGACGAAGCGGAAGGTCTTTTCTGTTTCCGACTTCTCATCCTTCTTCGCATAGTGGCGGTTGACCGCCGTACTTACTACTGTAGCAAATGCTCCGCTTCCGAGGATGGCTACTACGATGGTCACGATAATCTGTGTCGCTGTCATTGGTCTTCTCCTTACACTGGTCTGTACACACGATAGATTTTGCACTTGGATTTCGGCTTCACGATTTTGCTGTGCTTTTCGATGATTGGATAGGTCTTCTTGACGTAGTGGGCGTTAGCCACATAGCCTTTGCCGAGATAGATCATGATGTGCTTACCGCCAGTCTTGTACTTTTGCACGATGATGTAGCCTGGTTTCATCTTCTTCAGCTTGCGACTTCCCCTTCTCCACTTCTTGGACTTCTTGAGGTAAGGAATCTGCTCGTCCAAGCCTCTGGGGAAGTTGGGATCTACACCAGACGCTCTGACCACAGTGCCGACAAATACATCGCATGATGCTCCAGCCTTGGTCTGCTTGCCCCATCCCTTGCGTTTTCCGTAGGCTTTCTTCAAGGCTTGGACATACGCTTTCTTCCGTTTTCCAGATGGGTATTTATACCGTTTCTTCGGTGTGCCGTACTTCCATGCACACTTCCTCGCCATTTCAGCGATTTTCTTCAGCTTCTTCGTGTTGTTCTTCTTCTTCGCCACTTCGGTTTCCTCTTTCTTGTCCTCTTTGGGAGCATCGTCCTTCCTGTGAGCGTTAATCAGCTTCTTCATAGCCTTGAGCGACTGTGAGCCAAACTGTCCGTCAGGGGTTAAGCCCTGTGATACCTGGAAGATAACCACTTCCGCAAAAGTGTATCTGCCATACTCCCCATCTGCGGAAAGGTCGATGCCGTTCGCCCATGCAAGAGCCTTTTGCAGAGCCTTGACCGCAGAGCCTTTGTCACGGTATTCAAATGCACCGTCTGATGGCAAGGTAGGCACTTTGCCACTGAACGCTGTCGTTGGCTTGTGCCACTTGAATGACTTGTATTTCGGTCTGACTACGCACACCCCTGTGGTGTAGCTTCTCTTTCGGAGAGCGACTGCACCGCCGTTGCTCTGGCTTCCCCTGTCATCGAATGAGGTGTTTCCTTCAAGACAGTATATGGTATCGCCTCGCACCCCTACAACGAAGCCGACATGGTCACGGTTAGAACCGCCGTTGAAGTTGAAGCTGATGATGTCACCGAAACGATACTTCGACTTGGCTTCCTTCTTCTTTGAGTTGCTTGAGGTCTGACTGAGAATGTACTTGCCACCTTTCTGGCTGACGGTCAAATCCTCGATGTAAGCTGCGGACGCTGACTTGGCAATCGGGCTGTCACCGCTTGGCTCATATCCACACCAAGAAATGAACGATCCGCACCATGGGTAAGCCGACCCACTGACCTTGTGACCATAAAACCATGTGTTGAACTTGACGTTGTTTGAACCAGCCGGGCTTTCGACAATGTGGTATTGCCGTAAAGCACACCGCATGACTTGTAAAGCTGTGGAATTACTCATCTGCCTCACCGTCCTCTGGAATCTCATCATTCACACCATCATCAAGTTCTTCGGTGTTCTCCTCGTCCTCGTCAAGACCCTCGCCCTCTTCGTCCTCATCCTCGAAGAAGCCGTATTCGATTTCTTCCTTGTTCTTCAGAAGACGCATTTCAGTAGTCTTTTCCTTGGCGATTTCGGTGTAGTCATTGTTGTAGTAGGTAGCGATAGCCACGATGATGAAGTTCAGCACAATGGATGCCACCTTGTAAACAGCATCGATGGTCGGGCTGTCGAAGCCTGTAATGTCCGTAGCCATGAGTGCTGTGTTCAGTGAAGTGGCAACCGCCAGTATCGTCCGTAAAGTTGTTCCGTTCATAGGTCATACCCCCTTTATTGTAGAAGTGCTAAAAGCTGTTGGATCTGCGTAGGTGTGATAGATATTCCGTTAGGGAAGTTCAGCGTTCCATCCCAACTGACCGTGAAAGCATTTGATCTGTTGCTGTTGCTTGAGCCGTTACCTATGATGAGTGCATATTCGCCATCAGGATCGCCCACGTTGTATTTGCCCATCGCTGTCTGACAGTCTGACAGGGCAACGGTGTACAATCCTCTCGCATGGCTTTGTGAGCCTTGAGCGACCGTCCCATATCCCTCACTGTGCGACTGATTGCCGAGAGCCTGTGTCTCATCTCCCTCACTGTGCGAGGACGAGCCGCCACTAATGGTCTGGCTTCCCTCGCTGTGACTGTCGTTCCCATTACTGACCGTGTTGCTTCCCTCGGCATGAGAATGTACTCCGTAGCTGACGCAATAGTTTCCCTCGGCATGACCAGCCGTAGCGGAACTGTCTACTTGCGAACCCTGTCCCTCGGCATGGGAGTAAAGAGCAAGAGCCTTACAGTCATATCCCTCTGCGTGGCTTGCGTTTTCACCACTGACCGAATTGTATCCCTCACTGTGCGAGGCTGTTCCGACCGCCTGTGTGTAGTTGCCCTCGCTGTGAGAAGCATACCCACTCGCCTTGGTCGCATTACCCTCGCTGAAAGCGTTCTGCCCTATCGTGTAGGTTTCGCTGTCCTCTGCCGAATTGATCTGCCGAAGAGAACCGCTTGCAGAACCGTCTTCGATGTTCTGTAACTCTTTCGCCACCTCGATGAGAGCCACGATGTCATCAAGGTTGACATTGACGCTACCGCCACTCTCTGTCAGCACACGAAGTTTGCTTACAAGTGATGCTGGAACTGTGGTTAAATCTTTCTCTTTCATCTCTTAATCCCTTTCCTTTATTGTGCTTCTGCTGTGCCAACGTATGCCGAGCCAACGAGGTTGTTCACTTGTTCTGTCGGTGCGACATAGATAAGCACATCACCGTCTTCCGTCTGAAGTGCGATGCCATTCTCGTTCTCAAGTGCTTCTGCCTGTACACCGCCAACATTGATAAGCCGTGTGATGATGGTTTCGTTACCACACTCGTCCTCTGCTCGGTAGTTCGCCGAATACAAGCCATCGACATTGAACTGCGTTTCCTCGGTCATTGACTTGGTGAAGATTACCCTGACATGGGTAGCGTCTTCCGACCACACATTATTCGTCCCAAGTAGAGTCCGTATCTCCTGCGGTGTGAATTGGATGGTGATTGGTGTGGCGAGTTTATATGCCAATCTTTTACCGCTAACAGACCGTTTGAACGCTACTGCATCCGTTCCATAAGAACTGTCCTTGGTAAACATATAACTGTTCGGAATTTGCCAGTATATTGTTTTATCTTCTGCACTTGCGATGGCTTGGGCTGATACGGAAGCCGTGG